CCCGCGTTACCGGCGTGAGAGGCCGGTGTCTTAGCCGCTTGACCAACGGGCCATAGTACTGTCCCGAAGGTCAGCTTTATTATTATACCGAAAGCACACTGCATTGTCAACACATTTTTTATAAAAGCGACTGTATTTTCCCTTTTGGGCATCTATCTTTTCTCGCTGCTCCAGCACAAACGGTTCAATATGTTCCCAGATAAAATCGACCCAATCATATATGGCAGGCTTAAAGGAATGCGCAGCAGCTATGACGATACGCAGCAGTACATTGACATAAATCACATTGCCGCTATTGCCAATAGCCGCGGAAATTCTCTTTTCCGAGTCGATGATCCACCACAAATAGCCATACATCATCCCTCAGAATCGATTGTTCTCTATCTCTCTTGGCGTTGTCATCGGCTGCGTTCACCACAAGAACAGCCGGGATAAAAGCAAAGCCTGCCCCAAGAGGCCAGTAAGGAAAGACTTCTTAGAGCGGCTCGTGATCGATACGACCCTCGATGTGGCACTGCACAAAGAAAACATCCAGTCAATTGCCGCAGACCTTTGTGCATGGCAGCAAAGGCAGAAAGATATCGCGATCCTGGACGGGTTAAAATCGTGCAGGAGAGAGTGCGAGAAAGCGATCAGTAATCTTGTTGCCACACTCGAAGCAGGCGCTGCATCACCCACCATTGCGGCAATGGTAAGAGATAGAGAGGAAGAATTGGAGAACATCAAGTACGCCATTGCAAAGCAGGAGCTGGTGCAGGAAAAGTTCGACGAAAAGAAAATCATGTACTTCCTCTCAAAGGTTCCCGAAGGTGACCGGGCGGATATAAATTATATGCAGCGCATAGTGAATACCTTCATCAACTCTGTATTTGTCTATGAAGATCGAGTCGTTATATGCCACAACTTTGATGGAGATGAGGAATTGGATTTCCTCTTTATAGTATTTTTTGAAACAAAAAGAAGCACCCCTAAAGGAGTGCTTCTTCATGGTGCGGGGTAATGAACCAAAAGCGAACTCCATACTTTTTTTCCAGCGCGCTTTTGGAATCATTGTAAAACTGCAATAATTTTACCACACTTTTTCTGAAACGCCAATCGCTTCGTACAAAAGGTGCTTTTGCTTTGTGGTTGCGTTTGGCACAGCCTTGTCGATGGCATCTTTCTTTTTCCGGCTGGCAGAGTTGGTAATCGTCTTACCGTTCTCGTCCTTGTCGCCGGTGATGCCGCGGGCAGCAAAGTATGCGGCATAGTACTGGTCATAGGTAACTCCATGCGCCACATATTCTGCAGCTTTCTCTCCGACATCCTTGTTGTAGTTCTTTAGCGCATATTCCGCGCCGAACGCCTTGCGGTTTGCTTCGCGCTTCACCACATCGCTGTCTGCACTTCCGATGCTCTTTGCGGTTTCCTCGTAGGTGCCGACGGTCAACAGGGCTTTTCTATAAATCTCGTTTCGTAATTCCAGCAGGTCACGAGCCTCGCTCATCTTCTCCTTGCGGGTCTTTTCTCCGCTGTTGTAGATTTCCTTGAGCTGCTTCGTGATCTCGGACGCCGCCTTGCTCTGCTTATACAGGTAGGAGTAGGTTGCATCATCGGCTGCTGTCGCAAGCTCGGTCTCCTTTACCTGCTTGGCTTCGTCCAGCGCATCATAGAAGTCGCTGCCCAGCCGGTTCTGCCGGACGCTATCTACCACGAAAGCCTTTACCACCGCAGGGACATCAGCTTTCTTGGAAAGCGCCGGAAGCAACCAGTCACCGATAAAGCCGGAATACTGGTCGATCAGGTAATTGACCTTCTTCGGGGAAAGCCCTTCGATGCCGTTCTTCCCGTGTCGTGTAATCTCACCGAGCCAAATGGAGAACGCATCGGTGCTTTCATCGTATTGCAGGTAGTCAGGCTTTTCCTCCATGTAGCTGGAAACGATGTCGCCGCCGTACCAGGTCTTATTGGTACTCATCGCAGTAATACCGGCGAAGATGTTGTTGGTCAGCGGATTGTTCGGCGCAATCTGCTCAATAGCGAAAGACGGATAACCGGCAAACGCGCTGCTCGCAGGTTCCCCTTTCAGCCAACGCCACATACGGTTAGTGAACGCCGTAATAACGGAAGGTTCACGGCCCATCGGGACCTTGATAAACTTATTGTCGCCGATTTTGATGAGGATGTTGCTATCCTTGATGTAGTTGGAAAGCTCCTTGTAGTCATCGTCCTCTTTCAGCCCATCATACAGCAGGCCCATAATGATACCGGGTGCCACGCCGTTGATAAGCAAGCGTGAGATCAGTTGTCCAATCTCTTTCCAGCCGCGCCGGTCAATGACAATGCGAATGTTCTTGGAAAGGCCCTGCATACCGGGGTTGAAGAAAGGCACAAGGGAAGCGTTCAGCTTGCGGGCAGCGAAGCCGCCACGCCCGAAGTTCGTTGTGATGTCTGCTGCATTATAGAGCGCCTGCTGCACATCGCCTGTGTCCTCCATCGTGCTGATAAATTCAGCAAGTCGGGGGTACTGCTCGACCGCTTCATTGGCAAAGGAGAGGATGTCGATTACTCTATTCAACCCACCAGCCACTTTATCGACTGCACCGTTTTTGAAATGGTAGCGGTCGGAAAGCCCCGACTTTGGGTCATAATAGGTAGTTCCTTTTCCGCCCATCGCCTGATAGAGCTGCCAATACTTCCCGTTCGTTGCGATTTCCTTTACGGCCTTGCCGTAGTTCTTAATGAATGTGGCATTGCTGTAATGGGTAAAGTACAATGCAGACTGTGCATCACGGACGAAATTTCGCACGATGAATACAGGGTTCCATTGCGTGACCAGCTTCTTGAATGTGCTGTTGATGGAGCGCAATGCTTTCATTCCAAAGGAATTGGATTGCTCAATGGGTCTAAACCCATCGGCCATTGCTTCACTCATGTGCAGAGTAACCGGTTTGCCATCCACCCAAATGCGCAGCGTGTTCTTGAGGTTCTCTGCGGAATCCGCATCAAGGTCAACGAGATCGCCTTCCTCTGTAACACTCTGAATGTATTCCGAGATATCACGGGTAGTATCCATTGCATCTTCATACAGCATATTGCCCAGAATGTTCTTTTTGGCTGCGGAGAAGGTCTGCAAGGTCTGCCTGGCAATACTGTCGATCAGCGGCATGATATCTTGGTTGCCACCTTTTGCGGACTTGATGGTGCTGTTCACCGCAACGCTGTTGGGGTTGGAGTAGCCGCCGGAGGTGCTGGGCATATCGCGGTAGGTGGGAACATAGTGCGGATACAGTTCCTTCATGTACTGTGCCATATCAGCGCTCACGAGTCCGCCCTGCTTTCGCACCTCCATCAATCCGTCAAGGTAGGCATACACATCCTTTGCCCACTTCTCAAATTCGGGGTGTGCATCCAGCAGGTCAGCTGCGGCGGCACGGCTATCGTCTGCGGTCACGCTGCTGCCGAATACAGGCTTGTCAAACTGCTTTTCTGCCCACGCCTGGAACTGCTTATATTGCTTTGCGGCGGAAATCTGTGCCTCGGTGTAGGCTTTTGTAAGGGTAGTATCCTTGCCTGCGGCTGTGGCGATGTTCTCATCTGTCATTTCCGCAAAGCCGTTGACTTCCCTGTTCAGTTTCGCCCGAAGTTCTGCAAGCTGCCGCTGCGCGTTTTCGCGTACACTCATGCGGTCTACATTGTGCTCGTGCAGCAGGTAGGTGTAAAACTCATCGGTCAAGCCAGCCTTTTTCGCCGGTTCAAATACCTGCATGAGGTTCTTATCGCCGATCTTCTTGCCGTTAAGGTCATACTGCCCGGCGCCGCCAATGGAATACTGCGCCGCCGCAGATGCCTGCCCGACATTGTTCGCTGCATACATGATTCTGCTGTCGCCGACTTCGTTCCCGAATCGCTCCAGCTCATCCTTGGTATTGATCCACTGGCGCTTAAAGGTGCGCCAGTCTTTGGCGGCTTTCGCCTTAAAGGTTTCCTTGTCCTTCTTCGGCATTTCGGTCAGAACCTTGGCAACATCTTCCGTAGTGGTGGATTTCTGTTCCGCCGTCCTCAATCTGGCTTTGCTCTTTGCCCGATCCTCCCGCACCACTCGGTCAATGCGGTCCTGCGTCCTCCGCCGGTTGAATTCGTCCTTGGCTTCGGACAGCTTTTCGTTGTACTTGTCCCGCACCTGCCGATTGTTCGCACGGAGGTCAGCACGGTATTGCTTGGAAAGTGCGTCATATTTCGCCATGAATTCTGCACGGGCCTTTGCTGCTTTCTCTCGCTCTTTAGCCGCTGCTATCTCGGTGAGGAGTTTCGTCTCTGCATCACGCCAGCGGTCGTTTGCAGCTGTTTCTTTTTGGCCCCTCTGCCGTTCTGCTTCTACTGCCGCGTCAACAGCCTTTTCTGTTGCTGCGTCAGCTTTTGCCTTTGCCTTGTCCGCCTCGGTGACAAGTTCCTTTTGGCTCCAAAGCAGATCGGTTAGCTGGTTTGTAATGCTTCGGGCAAACTCTTCCTCATCAACGGCATACGAAAGGGGTATGCGTTCAGAATCCTTTGCGTAGTCCGCTACTTCCACCGTGTTCTCGAAGGTCTCCCATTCCGTTTCCGCGTCCCGGAAGATACCAGGGAATTCGCTTTGCAGTTCGGAATAGGCAACATCGAATGCCACTCCCTCACCAGCCTTGGCATTCTCTCGTGTCTTAATTCGAATAATGTTCCCATACTTCCTTCGGAAGTTTGTAAGGGAGCCGTACTTGCGCACAATATCCCCGCGCAGCTGCTCGCCAATCACAAAGGTTCTTTGGGAAAGGCTCTTGCGGATATCTGCTTTTTCTGTTTTTAGAGGGTCGGCAACGGTCGCTTCTTTGAGGATAGCATCTGCTGCCTTTTTGGCGGCCGCGTCAATGTCCGTCTTCTCCCACCGGTATACGCTATTGAATGCGTCCTCAATCTCTGCGGTCAGGGTCTTGATGGTCTCCTCGTTTGTGATGCCATTCTTCCGCAGGAATCGGCTAATATCCCTTTTCGCCTTAATTGGGTCTACGGTCGGCCTCTCCGTCACCTTGGTTTGTAGCTCCGCATACTCTGCGCGGTTACGCATCTCAAGCAGCTGTTTCCGCAAATCCTTTACCTGCGCCTGCGCAGCTTTCAATTCATCATTAGCTTTCTGCGCAGCATCCGCAACGGCCTTGTCAATGTCGGCCATGTACTGGGCATCTTCCATGAGGGAATAGCGGATGTCTTTGCTGCCGGTGCTGTCGGTCGTCGGCATTTCCATAAGGGAAAGCTTTTCCTGTGCATTTTTTGCACCGGTTTGCATAGAATGGCTATTGACAACATCAGTGTCTTGTGGTATATTGATGGTGTCGAAGTCAACCGCTGTGTTCCGTCTGGGCAATTGGAGCCCATCTCGATGAAGCAGCCGGTTGGCTTCTTTTTTGCTGTAACCAAGCAGATTTCCCCGAAGCATTTGCTCCGCAAGGAAGTCTCTGCTGTTTTCTTTTCCATACAGACTTGCCACTCTTGTTACAATATCAAAGCCCTCGCTCCGGCTCAAGTGGAGCGCCACAACAATAGGATTTCCGTCGGAATCCGCTGTAGAGGTAACAATAACTGCTGCATTGGGGACAGTGTCCGATTTCAACAGAAGCACCGGCTTGTCCAGCATTTCCGGAAGCTTCAGCAAAACATTATCGGAAAGGTTATGCCCATGGGTATCAACCTTTGCTTTTCTCTGCGCCTTTGCTACAACAGATTGCGCCATAACAATGGGCTCATTCCCTATTCCGGCAGCCTGCAGATACTGCGATGTATTGCCAAGGGCAAACAGCTCCGTCGGTTTCATTTTGCCAGCTTTGTAGTCGGCAAACTGTTCCGCAAATGGGCGGTTGTTTTTCTCCACCGCTTCCCGCATCAGCGAATAAGATATCTTCCCCGCTTCCTCCGCCTCCGTTCTACCCTCAATACCGTCAATCAAAGCCCGCTGCGCTTCGGACAGCCTGTTATAGGCTTCCTGTGCAGAGGGCTTTCCTTTTAGCTTTTTGAGGATACGGTTCAAGAAACCTTTAATGCCGGTGGCGGCTTCCGTATTTCTTGCGCCGATGTACTCCAGCATATCCCGGCTGCCCAAAAGATCACCGCTGATATCGGCAGCGACTTCCTCCGCAGCTGCATCCGGGTCAAGATCAATTCCATTGCGCTCGTACAGTTCGGTTTTGGCATTCATCATGCCCTTTACCATATCGGCATAGTCGGGGTTCTCTACCAGCGTATCAATCAGCCCGGAATACTTGCTATCAGCTACAAGGTCGTGAAACATCTCATGCCCAAAAGTAACCATCAGCGGATCGCGGGAATTGATGTTGACATAAATGGTGCCATCCGGTGCGCGATAGCCATTGGTCAGTCGGTACTGCCCATTGACCTGTACCGCACCCTCAAACCACACGATAGTCTTGCCAAGGTATTTTGCTGCATTGTTCACCTCGGCAACAGCTTTCTTTTTACTGCCAAGAATTTCAGCTTTCTTATAGCCGATCTCGGTATTGCCGCGCACATCGGTGTTGGTTATCTCCTTGATACGGCGCTTGCCGTCTACATCGGTAATGGTGTTTTGCTCAACGGAAAGCCATCTTTCATCGGATTCCCGCTGTATCTGCTCCGCCTGCGCCTGCATATCGGCATCGAACTGGGCAGCAGCCTGTTCTCCTGCAGCAGCGACACGCTGGGCATATTCCGCCTGGGAGATCGCCTGTTTACCGGACTTGGCAAGGTTCTGCGTAGCCACTTCGATAGCGGCAATATCCTGTGCTGTGTTTCCGCTGAACTGTACGCCGGTCAACTGGGAGAATGCCTGTCTTGCGGCAGGGTCGTTATTGATGCGAGCAGCTACGCCTTGGTTAGCTGCTACACCGGCAAGGGCGCTGTTGTAGGCTTTCTCTCCTGCGTTGGCAGGATTATCAACTGTGGGAGCAAAAGCCTGCCCTACGCTGTCCTCGGCTGTTTTAATGGATTGTGTGCGCTGGGCATCGGTAATAGCTGTTGCTACGGCTTGCGGAGTAGCTTCCACATTCAGCTTTTGGGCTGCCTGCGCCAGCGCATCCGCTTTGGAAACCATCGCCTTGATCTCATTGATGGAGACCTGGGTAATATCGTTTTGGATTTTGGAAAGGCCGCTCTCGGCATCATAGGTGAGGTTTGCTTCATACAGTCTGCCCACCATTTGGTTGCTGGGGTTCTTCTGCACCTCCGCCGCATAAATGGCAGGTGCGGTGCCTGCGCCCTTCTCCATGCCCTCCTGCACCTGCTGCGCTACGGCAGCAGGGGAAGCATTCAGTGCCTTGCCTACACGGCTGTAGGTGACGGAACGCATCGCAGCGTTTCCGCCGCCAAATACACCGCCTGCAAGAGCACCTAGCAGGATATCATAGCCGAAGTTGTCCATCTCGTCACTGTCGCCGGTGAGGGCCTTTTCAATGGCGTAGTTGATAACATCCTCTGCGCCCTCCTCAATGCCTTCGGAGAGAGCGTCCCGCAGCCACTTGCCACCCACGGAATTGGCGAGGTTATACAGGCCGGGGGCTTCCGCCATTAGTTTCTTGGCCACGGCCTGCCCGGCGGAAGACTTGCCCAGCGAGCCATACAAACCGCCAAACTGTTCGGTAAGCATGGAAGCGCCACCGGCAGCGGAGCCGAGTACGAATGCTGTATCCGTATTCCCGTACTTCTCATAGGCATCTGCATATTTATTGCCCGCGGCGGATGCAGCCATCACGGGCAAACCGGAGCCGGGGAGGACCGCGTTTGCAACAAGGGACGGCACCATGTTCGAGATCGTATTAACCAGCTGAAGCGCTCCGCCCTCAACAGCACCAACGCTGGCTACATTCTTTTCGTGGCGCAGTTCTGCCTGTGTCTTATAGTCTGTGATGGGGATTTCTCTCTTATCGGCAAGCCCGGCCCGCTTTACGGCTTCGGCACCGCTTACGCCGCTTTCCATCAGCCGCTTGGCTTCCCATGCCTGCGCTTCCGGATTACCGGAAAGATACGAAGATGCTGCAGCGGCATACTGCCTCATGCTTTGGAATGCATTCTGCACACCAGCAAGGGCAGCATCGCCTGCCTTGAATTTATTCTCGTCCGGGTTGTAGTCCTCTACCGCTTCCGCATTTCGCTGGTTCTTCCACTGGGTATAGGCGTTCTCGTACTCAATGGCAGCCTTGTTGGCAATCTTCTGCTGCTCCTTGGCCTGCTGCGGCATATTCCCAGCTCGCATATAGGCCCCGGCCTTAATTGCCGCGTCGTCCCTCTGTTTCTTAATCGCATCCAGCTGCTCCTTCATGGCATCGCTCTGCTTACGAGAAGAAGCCCCAGCAGGCGCAGCCTGTTTAGGCTGCGTGCTGGGGGCAGAGGGATTATATTGGGTAGCTTTCTTCACAGCTTGAACAAGAGAGTCAATGCCGCTCCGCTGGTAGTTCTGCTCAAGCTCCGCGGCAGGCGATGCACCGATAGATTTTTGATAGTTTTGTTCCAGCGTTTTTCTATCCATTTTTCCTCCTGTTATTCAAGTCCGAGAAGTCTTGCCGCCATTGCATCAGAATAACCGGCCCGGCGCAACATATTGTAGGAGTCCTGCAAGGCGGCATTGTAATTTGGGTTGTCCCTTTTGGTGGTTTTTGTCTTTGCCTTCGGGGCCTTTGCCAACCCGGCGGAATAGCTCGCCTGTGCGCTCATCTTACCGCTCTGCGGCTCCCGGTTCGCCTGAATCATGTCAAGGTATGCCTGATTCACCGCATCGGAATAGGCGTTATCCGCATCGGCAAGGCTGCTGTTATAGCGGTTGTTCAGCCGGACATAGGAGCTTTCCGCAAGGCCGCCATTGATGCCCTCACGGGCCAGCTGCCCGGGGAGGTTCTTTAGCGCCATCTCTTTGGCAATGTACGCCCTGCGTGCATTGTCCTCCCGCTGCTGGGCCGCCTGTTTCTGCTGGGCCTCATACATCTGCTGGTTGTAGGCAAGCAGCTGGTCATAGGCAGCGGTCTGCGCATCCAGCTGCGCTTTCAGGCTCTCAAGGTATGCGTCCCGCTCGGAGGTGTCCGTCACGGTGGAGGAAATTGTCGGGGAAACTCCAGCCAGGTTAGCCTTTGCCGAAGCAAGAGCTCCGCCCTTTATCGCTGCATCTACAGCGCCCCTGCCGGGTCTACCAACAGAATCCGCAGCAGCGGTTGCTGCTCTACCTACATCGTACCCAATCGGTTTTATTGTGCGGTTGCTGCCGCCATCGTTTACAAGGGTTGTGTTCTTTCTCAGTGCCAAAATTACCCCTCCTTGTCATATGCCGCTGTGTCATACTGCTCCACAGCGGCTAAAATTCTCCCACGCAGCGCCTGCGCGCTGGCGTGTTCGTTTCTGTATTTTTCTTTGATGTCTTCCAACTCGGCGACCAGCTTATCATAATCGCTCGGCACCTGCGTATCGTCATTGAGATACTGCCGCACCAACGCCAAAAATGCGCTCCAGTGCGGTCTGATATAGGCAGGGCAATCTTTCCTTGCGTACCAGTCATGGTGCTGATAGACTGCGGTTTCATCCAAACCGTGCCGTTTGAGAATAGCAGCGCAAAGTCTTGCACCGTTATCTTCGGCAATCCGGTTATACTCGGCATCAGTGCCGTCCATGATGATCTCAATGGCGATAGTAGTGCTGTTGCCGGGGCCATAGTTTCCATCGGCAGCGTGCCAGCCGACCTCGCTTTCGTCAAGGTTCTGCCATGCTTCGTTCTCGTCCACATAGTAGTGGACACGAACGGATCCCATATTGCAGTTCGGGTAGGTCGCGCGGGTGTACTGCTCCGCCATTGTGGTACCGCTGGGGACTTTAATCCGACCAGTATTGTGAATAGTCACACCGTTAATGGCGGATAACGCCCGGTTTGCCTTGTACTGCGTACCTTTACGGTATGTATAACCGGCCTCGGTATAGTCTCGGTTCCATACGGCGCTATCAGGAATAAGCTTTTCACAGATTTTTACGCCGTTATCATAGCGTACATTATCGGGAGAGAGGAAAGCCATTAGGCTTCCCCCTTTCCTTCGGCATCCAAAATAGCCGCATCAGTGTGTTTAACCATCCCCGTTGTGGTAGCATCATAAGTACCACCGGCAGCCAAGGCCACGATAACCGCATTAAGCAGGCACAGGATAACGCCCTGCACCGTCAGCTCGGCTCCTGCAAACGCTTCTGCGCCCACGAGGATAAGTACGGAAACGATATAGGCCAAGAGGTTAGTGTTGATGTTCCGCAGGGGGGTCTGCTTCAAAAACTGGGTGATGATAGTGACCATCATCACAGCGCCGGCATAGGTTCCAAGGGTTGTCCAGGTTACAAATTCGTTCATAGTTACGCTCCTTTTCTCTGCTCAAGGTTGGTCACCCTTTTGTTAAGGGCTTTGTTCTGTTCTTCCAAAACGGGGATCCGTTCCGCGAAGTTATTGTGCAGCCGCACCTCCCGGGTCAGTTCTTCCAGCTTGGTGTCGGTTACGGCCTGCGCCCGTTCCATCTTGTAGTCCCGCTCGGCATTGCTCCGGCTGTTGGTTATCACCACCGCCAATACCGACGCCACACCTGTGATAATTGCTACCCAAACACTTGCATCCATATCAGTCCTCCTCACTCAGCCGCAGCAGCATATCATACTCCTGCGGGCTGATTATTTTTTCTGCTTCCTCTCGGAGTAGATGCATTTTGAATTTCTTATTGATGTTGTTTTGCTTATACCATTTGTTCCAGTAGTACACATTGGCCAGTGCTCTCGCCTTGTGCATCACGCAGATATTGGTGCTGCGGCAGTTGACCGAGCCAGTCTCCTGATAATTCCATGCGGAGCACCATGCGCAGCCGGAAGCGACCGGACATTCCCAGCATTCATCCGTAGACTGCGAACGGCGGGTAATGCTGTCAAGGTATTCCTTAATTGCTTTGTGCTCCGGCTGCTCAAATACCCCATCGACAGTCCCAACGATGATGGGCGGGGCATCGTTGCCCAAAGAGGATGGCATATATCGTAGGCAGGGGTAGGCAATACCATCAGGGTCAAACGCCAGCATGGCCCCGGTACCGCCGCACCAGTTCCCATTTTCCTCTGGCGAAAGCGGGTGAAAATTATCCTCCGAAAACAGGGAGACCGTGGTGCCATCGTTGTTTGCCAACAGCTTATCAGCCATCTGCTTCATTTCATCGTACAGCACCTTGGCGTGTTCCGGTGTCCACTTGGCTTCATGTACACAGTTGGCGTGTATTGTTTTCATGCCCTCGGCCATAAAGAAGTCCACGATGCGGTTAAGATTACGGATGTTCTCCGGGGCAATGGTCACTTTTGTCCCCAATTCTTCATAGAAATGAGCGTTAAAGTGCTTCATTGCCGCGTAGGCATCATCGAAGTTGCCGCGCCCATCGTGATAGACCCGGCAGGCATCATGGATCTCTTTTGGCCCGTCCAGCGTTACAGCAAAGCTCAGATTATTCCGGAACTTGTGGAGGAACTCCTGCACTTTCGGTTCAAAGTACAAAGCACCATTCGATGTGATATTGACCCTCCATGTATAGATCCACGGGTGCTGCAGCTCCAGGCAGCGCCGCACAAAGTAGGTGCAGATATCATCGATCACATCAATAGCCATCAGAGGTTCCCCACCGATCATATCCAATATAATAGCCTTTGTTTTTCGATTGATGAATGTTCCCTTGTCTTCTTCCCACATACGGAAGAGAAGATCGACACCAGCCCGAGCCGTCTCTTTTGACATCACCCTATGTCCTTTATGCCCTTGATAACAATAAGTGCAGGCCATCGGGCAGTCATCTGTCACTTGAAAAGTAACATCACGGCAAAGAAACTCTTCTGGAAGCATTTTTGCGCCTTCTTCTGGGTACAAAGTATAAAGGTAGTCTGCATAACTTATTTCGCTTCGCTTCATGCGTCCTCCATATTGTACTCGATGGTGCACTCGTCAAAGTTAAAAGAGTAGCTCATAACTGCGCCGTCGGGCTTAAAGCGCTCACTCACTTCTCTTTTGGCCAGCTCCAGCTCCACGCTCTTTGCTTCACAGCTATCGGCATACAACTGCAGGTTTTTCTCCAGTACATCAGGCTGCGCCATCAGATAACGCAGAACGCCAAGCGCCGCGTTGTACTCGTACCAGAGGCGTTCCACGCAGGTGCAGTCCTGCTCAGGGATCGTTACTTTCAATGTCATTTTGATTCCTCCCATTTACAGCCCGGCGATATAATAGTTATATGCATCCTCGGTTTTCAATACTTCAGTAATCAGTGCTTTAAGGTCTTCAATTCTGGTATGATCATACGCATAAATGCCCATCAGTTGCCTCTTCAAGTCCTCCATGAGGAACCATTCCATTGTATTTTCTCTGCAAGCTTTGTGCGCATCAAGAACTTTAAGGCAATAGGATATTACTTTATCAATGCCATCGATATTGCGCTTGCGATCAAAGATAAAGAAATCTACAACCGCAGATTTTGTGCTTTCGTCATAGTTGCTCCCCGTGGCTTCCTCTACTTTCTTGATAAGGGAATTAGCATAAGCCCGCAGTTCGACTTCTGTGCATTCCACCACCTGCTGCATCGGTTGAGCACACATAATATAATAGAGCTCTTTACCTTTCGAACTCTTACTTTCTTCGAGTGCATTTTTTATCTCGTTGATAGAGATTTCTTTCATTTCTGCAATCCTTGTTACAATGATTGCTTGATTTACTCCAAACATATGAATACCCTCCATCTATTCTTTGTTTTAGGTTGACATCCGAGCTTGTGTTCCGCAGCCACCTTTGCAACCAGCCTGACAATTATTTGCACACTGCGCTACACAGCTTCCAGTACACTTCCCTTTGCAGGAACCAGAACAATCCATTCTACAAGCTGCTGTGCAATTACTCGTGCACCCGTCTCTCCAGCAAGCTCCTCCACACGAAGTGCTACAACCTCCAGAACAGGTCCCTTGACAGTCACCAGTACAGGTTCCACTACATCCGCTGCAATCATAAGAGCAAGAGCCTCCACAACCAGAACAGCTATTATAGCATCCGGAGCTGCACAGTCCGCTGCAGCCTGATGCGCAATCCGAACCGCTGCCACGCATGGGATATGCTTCATGGGCTGCCAGCTTTGCATCTAGTGTGGCCAACTCCGGGACGGCGTCCCCAGCTGCTTTTTCGGTATACCCACTGGGCGAAATCGCGTTGATTGGTACGACCAGCTTGTTAAGGTGTTCCGGTTTGACGATGGCCCCATTGGCGGGGACAACGCTGTAGTCGTAGGCTGTCCCGGCATAGGCTGTCAGGGAGCCGGAGCGGCAGCGACGATTCATTTCCGCTTTTACCCTTGCTTTAAGGCCTACAAAGTCCGAGGCAAGAATCTGGTTCTGAGAATTAAGAGCCAATATGTTTCACCCCCTTAACTGAATGCCGCGCCAACAGCTGCCCATGCAGTGCCGTTGTGGTATTTGATAATACCGCCGTTTGCGGTATCGATCCACAGCAGTTTGGTATCCGGCGCCGTAGCGGAAGCTACAAAGCCACCGCCGCCGGATGGCGCATAGATGGCATTGCCGGAGATACTGCCCCCACCGTTGATGATCTCTGTTATCATCACCTGTACCGCCATGTCCGCATTGGGCTTTTCGCCCATTGCCTTGGCAGTAAGGGTACCGTTGTTGTTCTCAATCCAAAGGGCAGATGTACCGCTGTCGAGGATAACGCCAAGGACGGTTGCATCCATCTGGATATCCACCTTGCTGTTTACGGTAATGCCGGAAAGGGTTATGGTCTGCGCATAGGGGCTTGCAGCTCCTGTCCACCCGGCAGCGGTCAGGGTAACGCTCGCTTTCTTTACCTTGCAGGCGTTAATCGCTGTCTGCTGTGCAGTGGAAACAGGCTTATCGACATCGCTGGTGTTATCTACATTTCCAAGTCCGACCTGGGCTTTGGTCACGCCATGTGGGTTAGCCTTATCGGAAACATGGGTATAGGGGGCCTGCTTCACATTGTCCACATTGCTAAGGCCAACTTGCGTTTTGGTTACTTCGTGGGGGTTGGCCTTGCTTGCGATATGGCCGGGCACATCCGCCAGCGCCGCGTTAAATGCGATTCCCGTTCCGGTGTATCCTTCTTCTACGGCAGTCTGGTAGGCGGATTTGCCATCCTTTCCTGCTGCACCGGCAGGGCCTTGCGGCCCCTGCGGGCCTACTTCGCCCTGCGGGCCCTGAATGCCCTGTTCGCCTTGCGGGCCTGTGGCACCCGTAGCGCCAGCGGGGCCGGTAGCGCCGGTCTCACCCTGTGGGCCTGTAGCACCGGTATCGCCTTTTTCGCCCTTATCGCCTTTGGGCAGTACAAAGTCGAATACCGCAGCAGAGGTTGTGCCGCTGTTGGTAACGGAAGCAGCAGCGCCGGAGGTTACTGTACCTATTTTAATAGTAGCAGCTGCACCGTCAGCACCGGGAGAACCGGCTGGGCCTTGCGGGCCTGTCGCGCCTGTTGCACCAGTAGCGCCTGTGGGGCCTTGCTCGCCAGTGTCCCCTTTGTCGCCTTTCTCACCCTGCGGGCCTTGTTCTCCAGCAGCGCCAGTAGCACCGGTAGCGCCAGCTGGGCCTTGCTCGCCTTGTGGCCCCTGTACGCCTTGAGGGCCTTGAGGGCCGATGGGGCCTTGCAAAGCGCCAACGCTTACCCAGTCATTGGCCGTCTCGCTCCAGATGTAGCACTCGCCGTCCTCCTGCACATAGTACATCTTGTTGTTCCCGGCGGGGATCGCGTTTTTCAGCGCTGCCAGTGTAGGATAGCTGTCCTCGATATACAGGCTGGTTCCATCTTTACCGGCAGGGCCTGTCGGTCCTTGCGGTCCCATAGGCCCCTGCGCACCAGTAGCGCCGGTAGCGCCTGTTGCACCAGTATCACCTTTGTCTCCCTTTTCGCCCTTTAAGCCACGAGGGCCAGCAGGGCCTTCTGCACCTGTAGCACCTGTCGCCCCGGTTGCGCCTGTGGCTCCGGTATCGCCCTGTTCACCCTTGGGGCCTGCGGGACCAGCCGGGCCTTGTGCGCCGGTTGCGCCTGTTGCACCACGGGCACCGGTTGCACCGGTATCCCCCTTGGGGCCAGTATCGCCTTTATCACCTTTGGGGCCGGTTGCGCCTGTGGCACCGGTAGCACCGGCAGGACCCTGTTCGCCTGTTTCGCCCTTGGGGCCTTGGATGCCCTGTACGCCCTGTAAGCCTTGCGGGCCTCTCGTACCCTGTGCGCCCTGCTCGCCCTGTACGCCCTGCGGGCCTTGCGGGCCTCTCACACTGACGGCCTGCGGGGCAATGGCGGTATCCTGAATGGTGAAGGACATAACACCGCTGGCATCTACAGAGGGAACAATAACGGGGCCTGTCAGGCCTTGGTCACCCTTCGGCCCCTGCTCGCCTGTGTCGCCTTTCTCGCCCTGCGGGCCGGTATCGCCTTTCAGGCCGGTGATGATGGTCTGCTCGCCGTCATCGGTCACAGTTCCGTTGGCAAACTTCATGCGGCTGCGCTGCGGGGCTACTGTCCCGTCCGGCTTGACAATGATGTGGCCGGAGGAGCCGGTCGCTTCCCATGTTACGCCATCTTCGCTGGTTTCCAGCACCTTGTCATCGTTAAGGCGGATGTACTTCACATTGCCGGTCAGGATCCGCTTTTCCAGCTCTTCCTGTACGGTCGATGCCGCACCGCTGATATCCTCTGCGCCCATGTTGGCGGCAGCGGTCAAGGCATTCAGCGCGTCCACCAGGCTGTTGTACGCGGGGATCACTACCTCACGCACGACCTGCTCTACGGAATACTGCATCTCACTGGCAGACAGGCCGGGGGTCGTTTCCTGTCCGATTACACCCACCCTGTTGCCATCGCTATCGGTAAATACAGCGTCCGGGGTATAAGCATTGCCATCGGACGCTTTTATTTTTTCAAACATATCTTACCCCCTGTATTTCTTGGTTTCTCGGTACTCTACGGCAATGTTTTCTATGCCGAAAGGCTCCGCATTGGCATTGGAGAACCGGAAGCGCACCTTATCCAGATTGCGCATATCCAGCTTGCGCCCCAGCACCTTTGGGGTGGCATCGGTACTCCATGTCCATTTCGACCAGTCGATGTCCTCCCACGAGAAAAACCTTGCCGTTCGGGCATCGGTCAGGATGGAGATCCATTTGCCGCTGCACATCGCATAGGCGTTTACACTGGTGCGCACAAAAGCGGACAGCCTGCAGGCCATGTACCGGAAGTGTTTGCTGGAGTAAAAGGTCTTGCCATCGATATCTGGGGTTTCCCACTGGCACCCTACTGGTGTGTATGTCTCCCCGTCCATCGTGTCGTTGTAGGAGTTGGGAGCGGTCTCATCGGTATTGAATTTGCATACTTTGCCATCCGCCGTGCCAAAGAACAGTTCGCCGTTATCGTCCCAGATCACCCTTGCGGGTATTCCGGTCAGATAAAAGCACTCGTACTGGTAGTTGGAATACGGCTCCCCATCCTCGTAGTGCTTTTGCAGCAGGTCAAGCACATACACGCCAGCACCGGCCGCAATGAAATAAAAGTCCTTGTGGATGCAGGCATAGGCATCGACGATATTGCTTTCCGAAAGCAGCTTCGGATTGATATAAAAGCTGCGGCTCTGCACATAGCGCTCGCCGGTCACATCGGAAGCAGTCAGTGCGAAGATGCCGGTGGAGGAAAGGAACAGCGGCTCGTTATCGGTCGGCACAAAGCTGTGCGGAGCGATTGCGCCGTGTCCGGTGATTACATTTCCGGTCTTAAAGGCAAAGGTCTCCACGCTGTTGCCGAGATCATCGGTCTCCGTTACCGTGGAGCCGGTGCGCACATACACCGCGCCGGTGGTTCCGCTCTTGTGGGCCGCTATCCTGTCGCCCACGATGGAATAACCTACAATGCGCTCGCTGTCCTCGCCCAGTATCGAATAGGATAGATCGGAAAAATAGGAAAAATCATTCTGTGCCGACCAAAAATCCCTGTTCTTAAAGTTCGGATCGCCGGTCACAAATAGCCGGGTGCCCGTCTCGCCATACACAATACAGGTATCGCAGTTCGTAATGCGGCTGCGGCTCTCGCTCCTGTCCTTGGATGCAGTGATATATACATTGTCCGCGCCCTCCAAAGGGGATTTACCCGGAGCGGCTACGAATGTCACGGTGCCGCTGGTGCGGTTTACAGTAAAGTCGGTAGTCTCCACCTTGTCTACAAAGGAACCGTCAGCTTGCAATACCTTTGCCGTTACAGGTGTTGTATCCAAATTCTCAAGGGAAAGTTGGAATACTGTTGCTGCTGCGGTCTTCTCTCCTACATAGAAAGATTCCGTCCACTTATCCGACATGAGGTTGATATCCTCATAAGTTGTTCCGCCGGTACCATCCGGATTTTTATTGATAACGATGCGCGGCACATAGGCGCTGTCCGATACATTAGCCACGGTAAAGGTTCCGTCACTGTGTGTTACCTTGTAGTAGTGTGCTCCATCCAGCAGGTACAGCGCTTTATCGAAGTTCTTGCCAACCGAAAAGGCATCGTTCATGGCGGAAGAGATCAGCGTATCGCCTGCATACAGTTTCGTGCCCGCATGGATAATATCTGTCCCATCCAGAGAGAACCGACCATTGATACGGCCATCGTATACCGCCGTTTTGGCAAAGCCAAGGCGCTTTCTCACGCGGCCGGGGGAGGAACGGATCATGTTCTCGCAGTTGGGGCTTCTTCTTGGGTCGATATTGGTTGCGCCGCTGGAAAAGTCGCAGCCATAAAAGTCGTTAATGACCATGGCATTGGTCTTTACCACATCAGCGCTGGGGAGTTTTGCCGGGGAATATCTCATTTGCTCCCCTCCTTACATCATGAATACGGTTTCAATTACTTGGTGTTTCTCGGTGTCCTCGTCCGTCATAGCGCCTACCATCTCTGCAAAGCGTCCGGTGAGGAACTGATTCAGCGCCAGTGTCTCATCAATGCCGCTTGTGGCATCAATGGCCAGCCGAAGTGGAATCAGCGGAACCGCCTTGGGCTCCACCTCTATCTCGGTCGCACCGGAAGCGCCTGCAAGGGGGGCGTGCCGGTGCTTATACTGGATATCGAATTGCCCGCTGTAATGGTACGGGATCGCAATATGGTATTCATCCAGCCGCCGGTAGTCGGAAAAGTCACGGAAGGCCACGCCGTCACCGGAGAAAAGAATTTTCACCATGCCGTTCATCTGCTGGGGCAGCTCATACGGCACCCATGCTATGTGCTCCGGGATTTCTACCAGCGGGAATGCATAAAACGCAGCGTTTCTTACCTGGAATGGGTACTGCGATTCCAACTTGATACTGCCGTTAAAGCTGCCGGAAAGCCGCTGGAACTCAGGAGCGGTAATCTGCTGCAGGGCCCCATCGATAGTCGCTGTTAGAACTCCGCAAATTTCAAGCGTGTAGGCTTTTGCATCACTGTTGGTAAACTCGTAGGTATCACCGGGATAAACCGCCTTAGCTTCAAAATGGGAGCCCTCCATGCACCGAGGCATGTTCTGAACGATGCTGATGGATTCGATCAGCGGGAACTGCGATTCCACCATTGCAACAGCACCGTCCAGCAGGTGCTCCATTCTGTCCTTGTAGTCGGCTATAAACCCGTTGCTTGCGGCAGCGCCGTTTACGGTGACTTCATCTATCCACCGCAGCGCACCGTTGATGGCATCGTTCTTGTTCATTCAATCACCCCATGTACCCTGCTTCTTCAAGGATGCGGGCGACTTCTTCGGGTACATCTACCCATTCGCCGCGCTTGATCTGATAGGTGTAGCCGTTGATGCACACAGGCACTACGACATCTTCTTTGTTCAGCTTGTCCTTCGGCAGACGGATGCGTACCTTCTTGCCCTTGGCGAGTTCCTCGCCTGTCTCTTTCTCTACAATCTCTCCGATCATGTCGGGATTGTCAGCCTTTTTGATGTTAGCCATATTAAATCCTTTCTGTAAAAGAAGGGAGGGGTGTTACCCCCTCCCTTGTATTTGGTTAGGCGGTAGCCATGGACTGAATGCAGACCATTGCCAGCTCCTGCAGGCGAACAGTAACCGCCATCGCTTTCCAGCCGACACTCGCGCGCTGGTTCAGGGGGTCCTCGGTACCGGCGGAGCCAGTGGGCTTGATGATGATTTCGGGTTTGGAGGAGCCGTTCACATCGACCACGCCGTAAGCGTCCTTGCCTACGATAAGGGTCTTATGCAGGGTTCCCGCAGTAGCGGTCTTTGTGTCGGTGGGACACATGGTAGTCAGAATGAAACGGACACCATGGATACGGCCGATCTCGCCCTTCATGATGTTCTCGGCGCCGTTGTACTTGGAGATATCCTGCCACAGGCTGTCGTTCTGCAGGTCGTATGCTACATCGGGATCACAGAAGCCGATGTAATAGCCGCCCTCCAGGGGCTCGGCGTTGTTGTTGCGCAGGGTGCGCACCGCTTTCTTGATCTCCTCGCTGTTTACCACCTTACCGGCGGCAATAGCGGCAGCGGAAGCAGCGCCGCCAGCAAACTGCTGGGAAGTACCCTTGAAGATAACATCCGCGCAGCGGGTCTCCAGGGTCTTGGCGGCGTTTTCGCCCATCAGCGCAGCGGACTCCGTCAGGACGGGGTCGATGCCGACCATGCTGATCTTGTCAGACAGGCGAACCCAGTTGCCCTCCTGCGCCACGGTAGCGGTCACAGCGGTGATGGACAGGTTGTCGCCGTCAGGGGTTACGCCCTCGGTCAGGGATGCCGCAGGTACATCAAGGGAGTTGAAGCGGCGGAAGTTGATGGTGTCACCCTCGTTCTTCGGCATGGGGCGCTTCTGACCATACTTGAGGAAGGTCAGATTGGGCAGCAGCCGGGACAGCAGGGTACGATCGTAAAAGGTTTTCTGTTCAGCGGTAAGATTACCGTAAGTCTGGGTAGTAGTAGCCATAGTTTTATACACTCCTTAATTTTTTAATTCCCCCCGGAGTGCAGCTTGATACAGCTTTTCAAAGTCTTTGTCCGACATCTTCATGTAGTCGGCTTCGGTTTCGGGGCTTTCGCCCGTCAATGCTCCGGGAGATGCTTGTGCGTTGTTGTTGATTCTTCGGAGCGTGTCTTCCTTTGCCTTGTTTGCAGCATCGTTGGCGAGGTCAAAATAGCTGTTCGCCAAAATTGTGTTGAACGCTGCATCCACGCTGCAGGGCGTCCCCTGCTGGGTGCAGTAGTCCATCAATTCAACCACTTGGTCCTTTAGCTTTGTGAATGTCTGCCCTCTTACAGGGTCAGCCTCCAGCTCTCTCATGCGCTCATTGCTCCGCAAGCGGGTAATCTCCGCTTCCAAGGATTGATTTCGGTAAGCTGATACGGGGTCGGTTTGGCCGTCCTCGTCCAGCCGCTGCATCGCAACAAAGGCTTCGTACTCCGCCTTTGTGGTGATGGGTCTGTCATTGTCATAATGATTGGTCAGGCCCATGCTGCGGATAAAGTCGTCCACGCTCTTTTGGGATGCTTCTTTGATTCTCCGCGACACACGCTGTGTCTCGGTGATCTCCGGCTCCGGCTCTGTCTCCAGCTCTACCTCCGGCTCGGTTTCCTCTACTGCGGGAGAGGAGTCGATATCTTCTTCGATATCTTCATTTGCAGCAGTCATGATTTCTTCGTCCATAAATTCCTTTCTGTGGCGAGGTTCGGTTTGTTCCGTTTAGCAGCCACTTAAAAATTAGTTATCCCTCCAAGGGGTTGGTCACATAGGTCGGTGTCCTGTTGGTGCATTTGGGGTTCTTGCACTCCAGCTGCAGCTTTATAAACGCTTTTGTCTCTGTGTTTGGGGAGGTATCCCCGGTGAATGTAAGGTATTTGCCGGTGATTCTCATTTCGGCTTTACAGTTTGGGCACAGCATTGTTGCCACCTCCTGTGAACTTGTCCATGACGGTCGGTGCCTTCGGCACATCCGGCAGCGGAACTCCGCCAATGCCGGAAACGCTCTGTACGCCGTTCACTTCTTCCTCCGGAACGCCAGGCATTCCCACCGCTTGCGGCTGGGTTTCCCGCATTCGCTTGAACTTCTCCTTGAATGGAGCTACATTCGGGTCGGACAGCTCGATGTACTGGTCGATGGAAATGTCTCCTCGGTCAAGCATCTTGTCCAAGGTGGCCTGTGCCAGCACCGCAGAATACTCGGACGATGCGCCTACATCCACCTGCAGGTCAAAGTCGTACATGGCGTAGTCCGTACCCGTAAATGCTCTGCCGGATACCTCGTCCCCCATCTCAATGACGATTTCCCGCTTGTCGGAGCAGTATGTTTTGAAAAACTCCATCCAAATGCGACCGATCTCCTTGACCGCGTGCCAGAATCGGCGCTGGATCTCGTTGACCGGGGTCTGCGCTTGGTTTTGCAATGCGATGATTGCCGATGCCGCCATGTTTGCACCCAAGGACTCGCCGGTCGTTACCTCGGTCGTGCCTGTTACTACACGGGTCAGGTCGATCATGTCGTTGCTGACCTGCGTAGCAGCGGACGAAAACGCCGGAGGCTGCAGGTACGATATCCCGCCGTTGGAGTAGTCGGTGACGATTTCCCCCGGCTCGTTGGTCAGGGGCTGCCGTATCGCTCCGGGTCTCGCAACAATCTTCGGAAAGCCCATCTGCTGGATGGCCAGCGCCTGCATTCCGTACATAAAGTTGATGAGCTTTTGGTTGGGGATGAGCCCCTCGATTTCGCCGATGCCGTAAAAACAGGCTTTCCGCAGTTTCCAGTTAAGCGCCGCCACAGGGTACAGCTTAATGCGGACGGGGCTGCCCTGTGGGGTAAGCGGTACTGCTTTGCATATCTCCACGCTGCGGGTCGCTTTGTCAAATACGACCTCCCCGTTCTTGCGGTAATACTTGGTCAGCACCGTGACCTTTTCGTTTTCCTTGCCGTCCAGCTCGATTCTCTCGGCTTGATAGGTGCTTGCATCCTCAAATTCATCGGGACAGATGTTTGCCACCTTTTCCGCAGGCAATCCCCTGTCCTTTGCCATCTTGCGTACAGCGCCCAATTTGAGCCGCTGGGCGATGATGAGGTAGTCCTGCTTCTGTACATCCCGGAGCTGCGGGTTGGCTACAAAAAAATTGAGAGCATCCACGGTTTCCCCGCGAAGCTCCCCTACATATTTGTCGCCTGTAACGCTGGTGTCCCAGTAAAAGTGCCAGATGCCCGTCCCGTTGGTCGCTGCATCGTCACACGCCTCGTTGCACAGCTTATCCATGTCGGCTCTGTCCCAGATCGTCCGTGCGTACTCGGTGCAGTTTTCTGCGGCGTCCTGATGCATCTGGTCAAGGATCTCGTCACCGCTGGCGCTGCCCTGTCTGTAGACGATGCTGACAGGCTGGTCAAGCACGCTGGAGCGCTTGCTGCGGACGATCACGTCCACGATGTTAAGGACAGGTCTCGGCAGGTTTTTGGTGCGCTCGGTCGCTTGCGGCCACTGGTCTCCCTCCTTAAATCGAACAAAGGTCGGGAACTTGGTGCTAAAGCCCATCTTGTTGTGGTACGCCACACCCTCTCGGTATAGTGTCCACAGGGTTACATCACTCATATCAATCCTCCGGGCCGTTAAGCCACTCGTTGAATATCTTTGTTGCATACTGCTCCTGCGCCGTTTGGTCGTCCCCTAACGCCCACAGGATCAGGCGCTTGAGCCATCGTCTTACCATACCTGATACCCTCCTTGTTCTTCGGTCTGCCGCAGCTCCGGCGGCAGCTTGTACTTTGTAACCGGCGGCTGTCCCGCATACGGTCTCCCGCTGCAAAAATACCTGATTGCATCAGGTGCATGGGTCAGCTCGTGCGGCTCTGTCGCTACATCGTTAGGCTTGTGGTCATCATACTGGACCATCGGCAGGCATCTAATGACCTGCTTACAGTTTCGGAAAAACCGTAGCCCTGCGATCCTCGTCTTGTCGCCGGTTATGATATCTCTGCTGTCTCTCGGCTTGAGCCACTCATGTACATCCTGCCAGCCGTTGATGCGGTCGTTGTCCACCTTGACCAGCGGGATGCCCTGCTCCATAAATATGTCTGACACGCTGCGGCCTGTGTCATTACGCCTGTTCCACAGGTCGGGCGGTGCAAGCCATTGCTCGATCTTATCGTCCCCGTTGGCCTCCTTGATCCGCATGGCGGCATCCGACGCAATCAGCCCTGACTCGTATATCTCTCGGTACACATAGCCGTTGCCCTCGCCGTCAATGGCAATCCAGTATCCGGCCAACATATCCAAGCCGTAGTCCATCGCAAAGTAGCGTCTCCACCAGTCGGGGATCTCGATGGGGTCTATCACATGGATATCGTCACGCCACTCTGCAAAATACTGACCTGCAAACACATTCCAGTCGCCATCCAGCCATGCACGGCGCATATCCTCCGGCAGCGTCTCCAGCATCCGCACATATTCGGGGTCCTTATCAACCAATACCGTGTTGTCGTATACCTTTGCAGGGATAAACTCGTAGTCATCGGGGTTTTCCGCCGCCGTATAGTCCCGGTCGATAAACAGGCGCTTGACCCACGCATGGCCGACTCCGCCGGGGTTGCAGGTCAGATACATCCGATGGGGGAAGTCATTGGCTCCACGGTTTGATGCAACAAGGTTGTTGTACATAAACTCGGTAAACTGTGTCGCCTCGTCCAAAAACATGATGTCGTACTCTTGCCCCTGATACTGCAGCACATCGGCCTCGGCGGAGCAGTATCCAAAACGGATACGACTGCCGTTTGGGAATATCATCGCCTTTTCCGAGTCCCGATAGGTTGCTATGTCGGGTTCCAGCACCTTTCGCAGCTCCAACACATGGTTTTGCCACAAATCAGCATATGTCCGGCGCAGGATCAGTATCTTGATGCCGCTATAATTAACGGCAAGCATGGTGGCCTTTGCTCGCACCACCCAACTCTTACCGCCGCCTCTGGCACCGCCGTAACACACCCTGCGCTTTTCCGACAGCAAAAACTGCTCCTGCTTGGGATTTGGTGTGCCTAAATTGACCGTCATTTGGCGTACTCCTTGCCATTGCCCAGCACGATCTCGATTTTGGGTATCTCGCCACCCAGGTCAATCGGCTGATTGGCCTTGCCGTATACCCGGTCTAATACGGTTTCAGCGCACTTTACCCTCGTTTCGGTTTTCTCATTTGTGTTGTTGAGAGTATCCACCAGCAGCTTGACTGCCGCAGGAGTCGCCGCTTTTAGCATCGCTCTGGCGTCTTCGGGGATTTTCGGTCTGCCACTCGGATTTCCGCTTTTCCCTTTTTCAAACGGCTTGCCCCATGTCTTGCTGTTCTTTTCGCTGTTACCTGCCATCTTCGGCACCTCCTTTCAAAATTCTTCCCGCCCTATCCCTCCCGGTGTCTACTATGCCGGGCTACCAATTATTGTTACCAAACCGTAGTTATCCGCTTAGTGCCTGTCTTGTTCCCGCACAGCAGGAGCGTCTGCGGCTGCTCATGGTCGCTCTCGCTGCTGGGCAGCAGCATCTTCCGGGCTGCGTATCCTCCGTACTGCTGCCATGCGGTACAGCTTACCACTACCAGCTGCTTGGTACGGATAACATTGTTGTTACTGTCCACCACGATCTTTTTGGGCTTACTGATGGTGCCTTTGTGGGTATGGCCAACAATCAGAGCGTCAATGCCCTCTATGGTGTAGCCGAAGCGCTCATTGCGGTTGACCGTTGCACCGGTGTAAATGCCGCCGCCGGAGCCATGGGTAACAGCCATCGTATAGCTGGTGATAGGGATATCTCTTGTTACCCTGCGCCCAATCTCCAGTTTGAGGAATGCTATGTCCTCGGCGTAGTAGTCTTCCATGTCCAGCTTGCACATGATATCGCCCATAATGTCTTGGTCGGTGTCCCTTGCTGTCCTCGCTTCGTGGTTACCGGATACCGCGCAGAGTATCTTATCCTTGATGGGCGTTAGCATTTCCACCATCATCTTTTTCTGCTCCCGCGGGCGGATATAATCCTCAAAGGGGCTTCCCACCGCGTTCCGGGTATTGTTGTTGATGAGATCGCCGCCAAGGATGAGATAAGCATCCTCCCGCTCTACCCGGCGGCAGAATGCTTGCCAGCCCTCTTTATCGTGTAGGATGCTGCCCAAATGCACATCAGATACCGGATATACCTTGATGGTGTCGCTCTGCGGGATTTTGCGGACTATTAAATCCATAGGTATCCCCTCCTTTATGGCATAAAGAAAGAGAGCGCCTTTCGGTACTCTCTGACTGCTTTTGGTAAGGCAAACTATTGCGAACTTGCGGCCTGCCAGCGCGGCACCTTTTTTACGAAGGTCATGTATCTTCGGCCGATGGGATAACGGGGCATCGGCGACCCCGTAAGAAGGAGGTAAAACATGAAGGTGGAGCACCCGATAGGGCTTGAACCTATAACCCGCTGCTTACAAGGCAGCCGCTCTACCATTGAGCTACGGGAGCAGATTGCCGGGATTAGGGGCCCGGCTCCCCACCAGGAGGAATGTCAATGGAATTTTGTGTTTTACCACGATATTAGTATACACTATGTTAGGCGTTATTTTGTCCCGAATTTGTCCCAAGTTTTACAGCTCGGTCATACCGTATCGGCAAATGGTGTATCTCTTGATGGCCTCGTCCATCCTGCGGTACAGCTCCGACCTGCTGATGTGCAGCTCGTCACATAATCTATCGATTGCATTGTACTCACGCCGCATGACGGCCACCTCAAGTATCCTGCGCTGCTGGTCGGTCAATATCGACAAGCCACGGTCCATCTGCCGCACTTGCCACTTAACCAGCTCGTGATTGACGGTTAGGTTGTCCCTATTGCAGATGGCGTTTATGATGCGTTCCTCGGCAGTTGAGTTGCCGCCCTGTACAGGTGTGGCGTCCATTTTAGGCGACCTGATGCCCTCCATTCTGGCGGTCAGCGTATCGATCTCGTCCTGCAGGCTGTCGATGGCCATGAGCTTTTCGTAATACCTGCCAAGCTCCCACTTGCAAGCCTTTTTGTAGTCAATCATGTTTCTCCCCCCTCCGGCGGTTCCTTTTCCGCCCGCCTTTTTCCGTATGCGCAGTAGAAGTTCGGCGGCACTTCGCAATCAACGCAAACGCCGTGGGAACAGCACAGATAGCTTATTTCATCGTAGCTGTATTCGCAGTCCTTGCATCTGACCACCGGCACCGCATCAACAGCTTCCTCCGCCAGCATCTTCATCCACTCACAGTCGGCAGGCTCACAGCCCATTCCCGGATACATTCTGTCGCAGATACTACAGATAATATCCACTGCAGTTTCATTTTTGATGTATGGCTTAATCATAGACATCCCCCTTTTCGTCCATCTTTGCACCGCAGCTGGGGCAGTAGTTTGTGCGCGCGCAAAAGTTATCTGATTTCCCACACTCGCTACAGTGGCACCAATCAATGCCACCATTAATCCTGTGCCCATCGTGAATCCATCGACCATGCACCACCGGGGCAACATCAGCGGCGGGAGCGTCATCAATCATACGGAGAACAACCGCAGCATCGGTCTCTGTTTCCATCGTATATGCCATTTCAAACATTGCCATTTTGCGGATGTAACTCCGCTCAATGTATTCAGCCATTGTCAGCCCTCCTCAATTTTCATAAAACAACCCCAAAAAGTTTGGCTTTTCTTCCCGCTGTGGTGTCCAAATAGAGGTTTCTCACCTATCGCGTCCCAGACATCACCAGCCGGTATCTGTGTTTCTGCCCACTTGAAAATCAGCACGCCGTCCGGTTTCAATACCCTCATACATTCGCGGAACCCATCATGCAGCATCTCTTTCCAGTTCTCGCCGAGCTGTCCGTACTTCTTCCGCATCCAAGCATTTTCTCCAATGCGGCGCAAATGCGGTGGGTCAAAAACAACAAGAGAAAATGTGTTGTCCGAAAACGGCAGATCCGTAAAATCGCACTGTATGTCTGGATGCACAATGCATTTCCGTTCTGAATCATGCTTGGTGCTGCTCCAAACACCGGTCAACTCCTCATCGCGCACATCGCAATAAACCGCCGCCGGGTGTTGCTTATTAAACCATATCGTCCGAGATCCGCATGTTACGTCAAGTATCCTTTTCTCCATTGTCATCCTCCTCTCCTTTGAACCACTTTCGCAATTTGTTCGCACACGAGACACACAGTTCGTAGTCGATGTCGTTTATGTCGTTCTTAACACGCCGAATACCGGCATAGGTTACAGAGTTGGGCGGATTAATCTCCGCACCGCAACGGTCACACACTCTCTTTGTAGCCATTGTCAGCCCTCCTGTTCCATGCTTCGATTGCTTTTTCTTTGCTGGGCAGCCCAGATACTTTCATCTTCTTTGTGTGGAGGCCATCACCAGCCCTATATCTCCCACAACCGGCATCCCACCCAAAGTCTGCTCTATCGTAGGTATCGTACATATGGATAACGGTTGCAACTCCACCGCACTCAGGGCAGCGTTTCAATTCAGCCATCCTTCATCGCCTCCAGTGCTTTCTCCACCTCCTCGCGGGTCAGGAATACGGTCTTGCCAAATCCGTTTAGCGATACGCCATACTCCCGCCCTCTGGCACCTATTGGCTCAAGGCCAATAAAGCCGATTTTATTGCCCATACCAATCTGCTTTACCTCGCACTCGCTTATATGCGTATTCGTGTCCAGCAAGGCGAACACCCGCTGGCCCATTTTGCACGGCAGCACCACCAGCCGCCCGTCCTTGTCAGCCTCGGTCAGCTCTTTCATCCTATCCACATCGACGCCGTCAAACAGCGCCGCAATGATAGCCATATCCATGCGCATCGAAGTTACATCGGATGGCATCATGTGCGTGTCCTCGTAGGCAGCGAGACGCAGAAACCGCTCCTCTGGGATATTCCGCGGATACCCGTTTGCAAGGCGGCGCTCGTACTCTTTTCGTTGCGCGTCGGCTTCGCGTTTGTTTGTCAGTCGTTCCATCACTCTACCTCCTAACATCCAGTCCCAACACCATAATCGGGATTATTGGTGATCTTTGCAATTTCGTCTGCGGTCAGCGTATAATTGCTTGCAGTATATGTAACAGGCCCTTTGCACCTGTTCTGACACGCCAAGCACTCACAACAGTTACAGTTACTTGTTGTATTCTGACGGAATGGACAGAGATGATTGAAGCATTCCATCATTCTACCTCCTGCATCCAGAACTCACGGCGACAGTCAGAGCATCTTTTTACACCAGCTCCTTTGCAGACACCATTTTGGTTCCTATGGGTAGCAGAAACTAAATATGGGCAGACATCCAGACACCCGCTTTTGTCAATTTTCGCAGTCGGCCACTGCTCCAGAAACACGCTCTGCCTCGTCTTGCGTGGATGTGCAGCAGACCATTCCTCGACTATAGCAATCTGAGCCGTAGCGTCCAGCGTTGACTCTTGACCAACTGCACAACATAAATCGTTATTGCAAGCAGGACACATTTGACATCCATCATCAAAACTCTTGCACATTCTGTTGCGTTCCTCAATAAACTTCACAGCATCCATGTTATCCCTCCTTTTATTTTTGGAACAGTGCCAAAATGTCGTTGTACACTTGGATTGCCACATCTTTTGCAGCGTCTACTGCATCGTAGGTCACATTCTTTGCTATCGTCATCTTTATCAGCGTGTCCGATGATGGGATTAACGCGCAAACAAAACACCCAACAAGAAGTACAGCAAGCCCAATCCTTTTCTGTTTTTGACACTTTTTCTTTTCATTTTCATCATAAGTACAATCACTATTAATTTGTCCAATAATAATAACAACAGGGCCAATCACACAGCCAAGACCGCCAAATACAAGTTTCAATCCGTCTACCAGTCCAATCAAATAAAACAACCACGGGTTAATTACAGGTTCCATCAGTTTATCCCTCCAAACTTCTCAAGATAATAATTCTTTCCGTCCTGCCAGCCCTTGTAATAGGCTGCCTGCTCCCGGCGTTCCTGTTCCTCTGCGGTGATCTCCACCTGGGCAACTTCATCCAACTGGTTCCACCTTTCGGCCGAAATAGCCGATAGAACCATTATGCAGAAAGCAGCTAAGATTATCGTAACTGCCGCTGCCGACCAGTTCCTCATAGCGAATCCCTCCTAAATCCGAAGAATGTCTTTATTTGCGGCAGGGTCTCCAGCCTGTGGCCATCTACCGTTATCAGCGCTGCGTAGCCCTGGCCTATCCAGCCATCGTGCCAAATCTCCCGGGCTTCGAAGTAATCCACGCTCTCCCGTCGCTCCGTGGTTTTGCCGCATATCCTTATCTCGATGTCGATTTTCCCATCCCGGCGCTTTATCCAATTCTTGGGACGCTTATACTTACCGGCTGCCGCCGCATCCTTGTAGCATTGCTTGGAGCAGTACTTTTGTCCCGGCTGGCCGAAATAGTCCTTCCCGCAGTATTCGCATTTCTTCGGCTCGGCTTTTTTCATACTGCTTTTGCGGGCCCGGATGCTGTCCATGGCCTTTTGGCACTCCTTGCAATACAGCTGCCTGGTGTTGGTGCTGCTTATCGGCCCTCCGCATCTCTTGCAGGGCCGGTTGGGGTCTCTCTTGATTCCATAGCGAGACAAGATTGGGGCCACAGAGCCGTAATCAAGATCGAGAATTAAGGCAATCTCCCTGTTGGTCTTGCCCTCCCGCACCAGCTTCTCCAGGAACTCCGGGTCGTTTGAATTAGAACAGCCGATTTTGGCGTTAGGAGACGCTTTATCGTATGACATCATAACTCACCACCTTTTCCTGCTCGGCCATCTCTGCGCGCATTTTTATGGCTTTGGTGACAGCGTTCCACCGCTTGATAAATTCCTCGGCACTTTGTCCCTCAAAAAGCGGCTTCTCCCGCTCTATTTCCGTTCCGTGTTTACCCATTGTTTTACCTCCTCTATGTCAATTTCTGTTCTTGGGTTTTTGGGGTCATATGCCCCACGCAGCCGCAGCTCCACATGGTCAAAGCTGTCGTCTGCGATAACGCCTCGGTCGGTCAGGCCATCCATCAGCATCTTGCCGTTGTAATTGTCAGGGTCGTGCCGATGTTTGGTCGGAAAGTAGTAGGTGATGGTCACTATGGCCTTGTCCATCGGCTTTTGCTTTTTGCAGTATGCCCGCATCAGGCCAATCCATCTCTGCTTTTCAGCCCGGTATTCCCAGCCGTTCATACGCCCAGCGTACTTGTTCAGCGATGGCGGAATTTCGGGGATTGTGATTTTCATGCGTCCTCCTCAAATCCCGGCAGGACGGTTTGCCCTGGAAGTATGCCGTCCTCCATCCACCAGTGGAAAACATCAACGCCTGTATCGCCCATTCTGGTAAAGCCTTTCATCATGTCCCGCCGCTTCCGTTCCTCGATCATTCTATCGAATGCTGCTATGTAGGCTTTTTTGTATGTCGGGTACCTCGCAAACTCAATGTATCTTTTCTTTCCTGCTATAGGGCACCCAATACATCCGACTCTATGCCAACCCTCCGCATAAAGCGGGCAAAGATTCACCTTTTCCGCTTTGCAGAAATCAAGAACATCTTCGGTTGTCCAGTCGATGATGGGGTTTACCACCCGCTGGCCTTTCATCTGGCAGCTTTCAAATAACCGGCGATCCTCGTCATTGTCGTTGGAGAGGATAAGGCTCCTTTCCTTTCGGCGTGCTATAACCTCCAAGCTTCCCCTGTTTTTCTTCCGAGCAGCACTTTCTGCCCACCGGACACCAGTGATTATAAAGCGGTCTTTTCCACCACCCTCTTTCAGCTCCGAACAGCAGTAGCGCATCAGTCTGGTTGGCGGCATCAACTTACGGGGGATAAGGTTCCACATGGTAACCCTTTTCCCATCAGGTTGCACATGGTAGTCAATGTCGCATTTGATACCGGAAAGTTCCAGCTCCCGAAATTTGTTGCGGACATGGTAAACAGTTTCAGGGGCGTCGGCAGTCGTATGGTTGTGGAGCACCTCAAACGGGATTTTAGCAATCTGCGCCAGCTTCAGGATAGTATCGCTGTCCTTTCCACCGCTGTAGGTTATCGCAAGCGGCTGTTCATACAGCGCCTGCGACATCTCCGTTGCTTCTTTCAGCCTTTTTACGGCGATATCTACTTTGTCACTCATGCATTCTCCTCCATCATCCGCTCCGCCAGCGCTATGTCATAGCTGGGCAGCTGCTTTACCTCTGCCATACCGGCCAGCTTTGCCCGGATATCCGCAGGCAGGGCTTGCATTTTGCGCTCGCTCTCCTGCCTTGCCCGGTAGCTGCGCATAAAGTTGGACTGAACCACGCTCTGCACTGTCCCGGTGTCCATGCTGGCCCATTCCCGCAGTTGGGAGGGGTGTCCTACCAACCGTTGTAGGTTCTCCGGCAGGGCTGCAAACTCTTTCTCGCTGTTGTAGCCGCTGTTCCGCAGGGCCTTGGCAATCAGCGCCCATGCTTCCCCCTCGGAGAGTTCCGCCGGTCTGTTGATCTCACCAATAGCGGCTATGATAGCCCCAATGTGTGGAGGGAACCCCTTGCGGTCGCTGGCAATGTGGGACTTAACCGCCGCTGCCACAAGGTTAGCAGGGTAGTCTGCCAGCATCTCCGCCCACAGATTTACCACCGCTTCGGCATCCTGCCGCTTCATGTCCCGGTAGTAGCCGGGGTATGCAGCCTTCAAAATCGACATGATTGCAAGTGTTTCAGATCGGGTCATGCTCTCCCTCCTCCCTCAACATCTGCAGGAACACATTGTCGGTTCCGTCCTGTGCCAGCTCGTCCTCCCACCTGCGCTGGTTCAGCCATGTCGCAGGGTTTGGTATGTACTGGCCGTTGTTCCCCCGCCATTGGCGGCTCTGCTTCTGTGCATTCACAGCGGCTATCATGCGGTCAAAGGTCTGCTTGTCCGGCTTGATGCGCTCAAAAGCCTTTTCCGCTGCGCCTTTGCCGACTTTCTTGGGATATTGCGCCCAAAATTCGGCAAACCGGCCCCCTTGGGGGGCATGGGGGGTACTTGGATTCGGATTCGGATTAGGATTCGGATTCGGATTGTATTCAGGCCGCAGCTCGCCGCAATCCGCCGCAACTTGCGGCAACTCGCCGCAGATTTCCGCAGACGGTGTAAAGCCGCTGTTTTTAGGCGGGTCGGGATATTTGGGTTTGCATTCTCGTATCCTTTGATGTTCGGCCCAAGTCGGGAACCAAAAGTAGGGCTTCCCGTCCACCTCGTAGAGGGAAACGCAGCCTTTGGCCGCCAAACCGTGGAGCGCATCGTTGATATCTTTTGCAGTAACCCGTTCCCGAAGCGGGAATGCGTTGCCTTTGATGATTGCAGGCCGGGCATCTCCTCGTCCTGCATCGTCTACCGAAACAATAAGACTTACCCAAAGCCGAAACTCGAAATCCGTTAAGGATGCTATCTTGTCGCTTGTGCGGAAGCTATCCTTTATCAATCTATTCGGCATTCCTCCTCACCTCCCGTCAGAATGGGAGGTCGTTAGGGTCGCCCTCGACTTCTTCAAATCCGCCCTGCTCGCTCTCTGCGGGCTTTTCCTCTGCCTTGCCGGTAGATTTGCTGCCACCGAAAAGAGCTTCCTCTGCGATAACCTCGGTGGCGGTGCGCTTATTGCCGTTCTTGTCCTCATAGTTGCGAACTTCGATGCGGCCCACAATGGTGATAAGGTCGCCCTTGCCAAACCACTGGTTCACGAATTCGGCGGTCTTGCCCCATGCTACGATGGGTACGAAGTCAGTCTTCTCCCGGTCACGGTTGCGGTCTACGGCGATGGTAAAGCCGCATACGCTCTTGCCGCTGTTGGTCTGTTTCAGTTCGGGAGCCTTGGTCAGACGCCCATTAAGGATTGCTTTATTTAACATATGTAACCTCCTGTTATCCCCATTGGTCTGCCATAGCGGCAGCGATTCCGGGGAAAGTCTTACTTCTTGCTTTTGCGGTTCTTGGGTCGTTCCACGGGATGATCTTCCCGTTTTCATCCACAGCATAAGTTGCGGACGCTCCTGCAGAACACCCATTACGGTCAATTTCGCCGGGGTCTACCACATTGGTGGGGTTTAACTTGGGGAGCCCTTTCAGCCATAGACAGGTTGTTTTTCTGGCGTGATGCCCATACTCATACGGCTGTATGATCTGATCCGGTTTCCGCCATGCTGTTGACATATGGCCAACCGGGTTCTCTATGGCTATCTTTGGGATATCCGAAAGAACAAACTCCATGAAGAAATTTACTGCCTCATGGCGATTGGCCAATCTGTTGAGGGCCGCGTCTCCGTACCGTTCCACATTAAACCAGCGGTTTCCGGAGACGGCAAGATAGGTGCAGGGAGGATGCGCTATCAGCAAATCCCACTTGCCGATCTCGTGCCGGGTGCCATCCATGGTGGTAATGGTGCCGCCGGTAAGAACCGCTAAAGCGTCCCCAAGTATGTGCCATTCTAGGTGACCGCCAGACGGCTCCTGTATATCGCAGGAGTACGCTTCGTGCCCCTTTGCCCGGAAAGCCTTGCAAACCTCCTGGCTTTCCTCACAGGCCACTAATACCTTCATCCGTCTCCTCCAAATAGTTTGTGTAGAATTCCTCCCGGAACATCGGGATCGTAAAATCGTAGTGGTCGATACAGGCTTGCTCGCCAAGCCGGTGCAGCAGATCCATCACCTCTGCACAGCCGTGTGCGTGTGTCAGGTGGCATGGCGTGTGGCAAAGGGAAACCCAAAGGCCCATGCGCTTGCTTTTGCTCCGCATGGCGTTGCCGAATATTTCGTGCCGGTCGAGCTTTACGCCGGAGCGCTGGCACAAAAAGCACTTGGATGTGTCGGCCTGTACGATGCTCGGTGCGTAACCATTTCGGTCAAGCTCTGCGCCCCATTCGTTTTTCAACCGTCACACCTCCCAGCCTGTCCCCATCTCTTCCGATTTGGTTATCGATAATCCTGATTTGCAGTTTAAGGCTGTTGATGGCTTCCAAGTTAGCCTTGTAGACTGCTTCGGCAACATCTCGCTTAAACCGTGCTTCTGCCACGCTCGGTATCCCGTAGCATGTCTTGTCGATCAGGCCGATGGCAACACCATCATCTTTGAGCTTTAAGCACTCGGTGCGGAGAAGGACTTTATAGTCCCGCTCCGCAGCAGCATACTCGCTTCCCGAATTTCGCAAGGTCTTAACGGATGTATTAAGCTGTGCCGATTTCTGTTGCAGTTCGGCCCACAGGTCAAGCTCCATTCTTTTCGGCCTCCTTTGCGGCTTTCATACACGGACCGCACAAATGCCGTCCGAACATTTTCTCGGTGTATGGGACAATCTCCCGGACATACCATGTAGACCCGTCTCGTTTGGTGATTGGGACGATCGGTTTCCCGCAGTCAGCGCAGATTTCCGTGATGTCCTCTCCGGCATCGCCCGGTTGACCAAAACTAAATACGATGTTGCCGTTTTTGTTTGCGACCGTCAGATATGTAATCTGTTCGCCGTGTACTTCCATCTCCGCTACCGTGAACCGTGCAAACTTGTCATTGCTATCTTCAGGCTCATATTTTCCGTTGGCGTTCTTTTGCGTCCTCATCGGGACAACAATGTTGATTTTGGTGTAGAGTTCGCGGCCGATCCCCCAATTAAAGCAGGCGCGCTTAAAGCTATCGGAGCTTTCGCCCTTTTCCTTTTCGGTGTAGCTTTCGGTTCCGCAGTCAGCTTTCCATGCCCATCCGTCATCCGTTTTGATACCGACACGGCAGAAAAGGTTCCCCTTGCATTCGTAATGTTCCCGCTGCCAGTTCTCGGGCCCAACCGTCTCGTCCAGAATGCGCATGTCGCATCGCGCGTCTTTGTAGCATAGGAGAACAGCCCCTCTCGAAGTATAGCGGTCAACCCGCAGGTCAACCTCGTCCGCTCGCAGCGGTCTGAATTTAACCATGTTGTCCTCCTTATTCAAAGTACCTGTCAGCATCCGCATCGCTGGCGTCAAACCGCTTAACACAGTTTTCGCAGCCAATGACCATGCCGTCCTTAATGTAAATGGTCTCGTTGATCTCGCAGCCGCACTCCGGGCAGATGTGAGGTTTGTTGTCATAATAATCGACATAATCCGGTATCGGACGGTCCGGTACGAAGTATTGGTTCATGCTTCCACGACCTCCCCGTTTTTCAACTTGACATTCCTCCCACAATCTTGTATATTTGTGGTGGTGGTTGGGTCTCCGTCTCTGACGGGGGCCTTTCTTTTTTTGTACTCCTCCTGCTGGCGGCGGATACAGCGCAGAACCCATGCTGTGAAGTTGCAGTAACCCATTTCGATAAGCTGCTGACGGAACTCCGCCATATTCACATAACCCAAGGGAATACGCACAGACAGCTTATAGTTTGCTTCCCGCTTCCTGCCGGGCTTGTCCGCTATCAGCGCTTCCGCTTCGGCAGTACGCCGGATGCCATAATACTCCGGCCGTTTGCACATACTGTCCAGTGGCTTGGTGTAACCGGGGAACTTCTCCCGGATAACTGCTATCCTCTCGTTCTGCTCCATAGCCTTACCTCGCCAGCAGCAGGATAGCCACTGCTGCGAATATGGCTCCCATTCCGAGAACTACGGCCAAGGCTTCCTGCAGCCACTCCTTTTTACTCATCTTCCTGTACCTCCTTTTGCGGAAGCTCCGGTAGGAATGCCCACCACTGGACTTCGATAGCGGTCTCCACATGATCTCCGCTGACATTGAACACCTGATGCTTGGTGCTGAATGGCAAGGTAGCGTATCTTCCCTGATTTGTCTGGCACAGGTAATGCCCGTCCTTACTGGGTACGATCTCATCCGAGTTAAACCACCGGATAAAGGTGTTGGTTGTTGCTTCCATGTTGTTCCTCCTTCTCTTTTTCCAAGTTCGCTTCCCATTCCAAAAACCCAGCCATATTGGCAGGATCGGAATAGAAGCGCTCCATTGCTTCCATCAACCAGGCACAAAGGAAATCCCTTTTGCTCTGCGGCATTTTGGAAATATTTATGGTGCCTACTGTTATTACCTTCATGGGTTGTTCCTTTGGCATTTCTCCCCCTCCCTTTCCTTAATAAGTTCGGCCAGCGCCTTGCGAAGTTTTGCTTCCGCAGAGGGCGCCTCTCGGTCAGCGTTCAAGACCTGGCTTACATACTTGTCATGCAGGTTCGCCCGCCGAGCCACTTCTTTGATGGTAAAACCGGCGTTGTGTATTTCGCCGATTAGCTTACCCGTCCATTGTGCAGGCATCCGAATTTTCACGCTCCTTTAACTAAGTAGTTGACTTTGGTTAGTTTGCGCTGCATAATAAAGGTGCTAAGAATATCACGCATTACATACTTCCAAGTGGCGAGGAAATAACCAAAGTTATTCCCTCTATCTGTATTGTAACTAACTTTGGTTATTTTGTCAAGACAGATTTCTAACTTAAGGAAGTTTCTTTGTTTTGCACAAATAACGGAGGTTAGTTTTGTATATGTTTTATGATCGTTTCAAGGCTTTGTGTGAAAATAAGAAAACTACCCCAACAAGAGCTGCCATCGATATGGGGTTTAGCAACTCCATAACAACAAAATGGAAAAAGACAGGGGCAACGCCGGACGGTATTACTCTTGCAAAAATCGCTGAGTACTTCGGCATCACCGTAGATGAGCTTTTGGGCAAAGAAAAACAGCCCACCGAAGGTGAGCTGTCTGACGAGGAAAAGGTTATGCTGGATTTGTTTCGTCAGGCTGGGGACGATGCTCGGCGCCTGGCACTGCTTGCATTAGAACACGGCGAGCAAAAGTGACATTCTCCGGGTGCTGCCGCATCAGTTCGATGAAACGGGTCTCCTCCTTTGTTAGTTCCTTCATTACTCTTCTCCTTTATGTCGTTTACGCACGATTCCGTCACGGCGTAGTGTTATTATGTCGTACCTTAATCATACTCCCTTTATTTGCCAAAATCTATTGACGGTTTTGTGGATTTTATTTCTATTTCTTCGTGCATAAAACATATGTTCGTTACAAATATAATAGTACACCACAGGGTGTCCAATAAAAAGGACTGATAGAGGAGATGGGGCAAAATGAAAAAGCTATTTATTGTTTTGGCCGCGCTTCTATTATTATGTAGCTGTGGTAGTCGGCCAGCGGATCACGGAGAGGACTTCGCCCCCTGCACAATCTGCGGCAGAATTACAGGCATAGATGATCTTACTGATGTTGGATATAATGACGAGTATCTATGCAAAGACTGCTTAGACAAAAGAACATTCCTGTGCGAATACTGCGGGAGCCGGTATCCTCTTGAAGCGATGATAAGCAAGAACCCAACATATTGCGAGTTCTGCCGTGACGATGTGCCGCAATGCTACACATGCAATGCTTATAGTGGCCTTCATCACTTCGGGGACATACTCGGAACCGGGGAAGATACATACTTTTGTGGAGAGTGCATCTTTGATGCCATCTCACATTCTGGCCTTGTGGATATCAATACCTTGATAAACAAATGGGTTGACTATACAATGGATAATTTCTAATCAAAATACCGCCCCCGGCAACGAGGGCGGTTAATAATAGGAGGAGAGAAAATGCAAAAAGATTTAGGAATGAAGTGGCTAAAGGTTTGCAAAATCCTTTGGCTGATTGGGGCTGCAATTTGTATCTATTTCATTTGGCTCACTCTAATTGGTTCTGCTATCGTTTTCAGTGCGTTTCCTGCATATACCTTGGTCTGCGTAGCATTGTGCCTCACCAGCTCATTTCTGACCGCTTTGGCGTACACTGCAGTTAGCAGCTTCTGTGCTTCCCGATTCAAATACATAATTGCGTTGTTTGCTATAGCACCTATTTCGGCAGCTATAAATGCATATGGAAGCGTGATTACGGAAGATGGAGGAACGAAACTCATCATGTCCAGCGGATGCTTCGCGATAGTTGCTCTGGCCTGGTCGCTTCCGAACATCATATACTTTATGCACAGAAAGCACCTGTTTACAGGAACAGATCCAGATAGCGACACAACAGAACCAGTTTGCGCTCCTGATGCCGGAGCAGAAAACGCAGAAAGCAAAGCCGCGGAGGAGAAGCCTAAACACGGAATTGAAGTCCACAAAGTAAAGGTTATACCGGTAAAGATAGGATCAGGTAAGCAAGAGAACCAAATAAAACAGATGAAAGAAGAACCGCAGGAAAGCGAAAAGGCAGGTACCGTCAAAAGCGTGAAGAAAAAGTCGGTTTCAACCTATGTGTTTATCATTTTGCTGGCAGTTGTATCTGCAGTATGTGTATGGCAAGCCACCCAGCTTTCTGCCGCTCGCGATAATGCTTCAAATCTTCAAAGGTCCATCACTGCGTTGAAAACGCAAATAGAAGTGCAAGAATCAGTAACGGAGAAGAAGAATGAGATTATTGACGACTTGAACGATCGAATTGATAAACTCGAAGGAGAGGTGAATCGACTGCTTGGATACAGGAAGTATCTAACAGCTGCTGACTGGGAGGAATTAGAACGGAACTACCAGAAAAACAATTGATGACATTCGTGACATAATCGGAAAGTACAGATGAATCTTTCTCCTCTCGTTGCAAAAAGGGAGAAATCTAATTGATCGGTCAAATAGGAGAAAACAATGGCGAAAAAAAGATATGACCTGCGGCCGGTGCGCACCGTATGCATCTATGCGCGGTACTCCCCCGGCAGCAGACAAACAGATCAATCCATAGAGGGGCAGCTCCGGGTGTGCCAGGAATATGCGGAACAGCACGATTACCGGATTATTCAGACATATGCCGATAAGCACAAGACCGGCACCAACGATGACCGGGAAGCGTTCCGGCAGATGATAAAGGACAGCGAAAAGGGCCTGTTTGATGCCGTCCTCGTGTGGAAAAGCGACCGTTTCGGCCGCAACATGGAGGATATGGTGCTGAATGAAATGCGGATAAAGCGCAATGGTGTGTCGCTGATTTCCTGCACCGAGCCGGTAGCGGATGGGCCATTAGGCGGAATGCAAAAGGCAATGCTGATGGGCATGGCAGAGTTTTATTCCGCAACGAATGCCGAGAATGTACGCCGCGGCCTGCTGGAGAGCGCCCGGAAGTGCCAGATCACCAGTGGGGCAATCCCATTTGGTTACAAGGCCGGTGAGGACAAGCGCTTTTATACCGACCCGATCAACGCAGCGGCCGTTTTAGAGATTTTCCAGCGCTACGATGGCGGAGAATTGCTAACGCACATCATGGACGACTTGAACAAAAAGGGAATCCGGTCCCACAAGGGAAAGCCCCTCACACGCTCGTCCATGTATTCCATCCTGCGTAACGAAAGGTATACCGGGGTATATATCTACGCCGATATCAGAGTAGAGGGCGGAATGCCACAGATCGTCCCGAAAGACTTATACGAAAGGGTGCAGATTAAATTGGGAAAGAATAAACACGCACCGGCAAGAGCAAAAGCTGCCGAACCGTTCATCCTTACCACAAAGTGCTTCTGCGGCCAATGCGGCGGCCCGATGGCAGGAGAGAGCGGAACAAGCAAGACCGGGGCAAAGCATTATTACTATGGTTGCGTCCATCACAAGAACAGCCGGGATAAAAGCAAAGCCTGCCAGAAGAAGCCGGTAAGGAAAGACTTCTTAGAGCGGCTAGTTATTGACACAACCCTCGATGTAGCGCTGCACAAAGAAAATATCCAGTCAATCGCCGCAGACCTTTGTGCGTGGCAGCAAAGGCAGAAAGATACAGCGATCCTGGACGGGTTAAAATCGCGCAGGAGAGAGTGCGAGAAAGCAATCGGTAATCTTGTCGCCGCACTCGAAGCAGGCGCTGCATCCCCCACCATTGCGGCGAGAGTAAGAGATCGAGAGGAAGAACTGGAGAACATCAAGTTTGCCATTGCAGAGCAGGAGCTGGTGCAGGAGAAATTTGACGAAAAAAAGATCATGTACTTCCTCTCAAAGGTTCCCGAGGGCAACCGGACGGATATAAATTATATGCAGCGCATAGTAGATACCTTCATCAACTCTGTATTTGTCTACGATGATCGGGTTGTTATTTGCTACAACTTTGATGGAGACGGCAGCAAGATCACCGTTAATGATGTAGACAAGGCCATGCAGGAAGCCGAAGATAGAGAAAATCGCCAGATAACACAAGAAGCCCCCGGGCAGGGGGGCTCCTGTGTTGAATCTGACGATTCCAAGTGTTCGCCTTATGGCGGTTTGGTGCACCATCAGGGACTCGAACCCGGGGCCCGCTGATTAAGAGTCAGCTGCTCTACCAACTGAGCTAATGGTGCATATGAAGTTATAAACACACCCTGAAAATTGAACAACGAAAGTGCGGAACAAAGATCGACTTGCTTGGTCAAGCCCTCGACCGATTAGTACACGCTAGCTTAACATGTCACCAT